TAAGAAGACTAAACGTAGAGCAGCAGCGTCTACTGTTACTAAACGTAGTAAGATAGAAGTAGATGTTGAAGATGCAAACAATGTAATAACAGAATCTCAAGTAGCTAAAATGTCAGCTAAAGAGTTTGAAGAGAGATCAGACGAAATTAACACAGCGATACGCTCTGGTAAATTTGTTTATGATATGTCTGGTAATGCCAGATAACTGTTGACAAATAAAAAAACAACAGTATAACTAGGGTATAAGTACAAAAGCCTCGTAAGACTACCTTTTGTACACCCCTAAATTTCCAAAAGTCTAAACTAATAAGAACTACCTGTTTAAGTATAGGCCCATTAATATTGGTTGGCGAACTAATATTATTGCACCCTAGAAAATGTAACAGCCTCTTTTGAGTGTTAGCTTTGTCACAAAGCCAAATATCAGGAGGATTTTAACATGGCTTTTTCATCCGCATCGGGATACGGTAATTTACCTAATGGTAATTTTAGTCCCGTAATTTACTCCAAGAAGGTACAGCTTGCTTTCCGCAAGTCTACCGTAACTGGAGATATAACTAACTCTGATTATTTTGGAGAGATTGCCGCACAAGGTGATACTGTTCAGATTATCAAAGAGCCTGAAATTTCAGTTCAGGCCTATACCCGTGGCACACAAGTCACAGCACAAGACCTTGACGATGAAGACTTTTCATTGACCATTGACAAAGCAAATTATTTTGCTTTTAAAATGGATGATATCGAAGAAGCACACTCACATGTAAACTTCATGGATTTGGCAACAAATCGTGCTGCTTATCGTTTGTCAGATCAGTATGATCAAGACGTTCTTGGTTATCTATCAGGCTTCAAGCAATCTGCTCTACATGGTTCACCAGATACAGCTAACACAACCGTAAATGGTACTAAAGCTGTAATAACTGCTGGATCAGATGAATTGCTTTCAAGCATGAAACTAATCAAGTCTTCATTTGGTAACATCACAACTACATCTGCAGGAGATCATTCTATTCCCCTGACAGCACGTATGCCTGGTGCTACATCATTGCCAACTGCAACAGCTTCACCAGCAATGGTTGTGGCTCGTATGGCTCGTTTACTTGATCAACAGCAAGTTGATACACAAGGACGCTGGCTAGTAGTTGATCCAGTATTTATGGAGATTCTTCGTGATGAAGATTCACGTTTCATGAATGCTGACTTTGGTGAGTCTGGTGGACTTCGTAATGGTCTTGTAATCAACAACTTCCACGGTTTCCGTATGTACACTTCATCTAACCTACCTTCAATAGGTGATGGTCCAGGTACATCAGGTACGGCTAACCAAAACACTAACTTTGGTGTGATTGTTGCTGGTCATGATTCTGCTGTTGCTACTGCAGAGCAGATCAATAAGACTGAATCATATCGTGATCCTGACAGCTTTGCTGACATTGTTCGTGGTATGCATCTATATGGCAGAAAGATTCTTCGTCCAGAAGCAATCGTAACTGCTAAATATAACGCAGCGTAAGGGGGTATTTAGTTATGGCTACAATTACTATGTCAACAAACTCTGACTCTACCTCTAATAATGGTGGAACAGGGAATAAGAAACTCCGTGGTGCTCTTACTATATTGCAAAACGATATCAACATGGCTGATGCCATTTTGCAAAACGGTGGCACAGCCTTAGCAGCGAATGACATCATTCAAGCTATTGCTGTACCTACAAACACTATGATCCTACACGCAGGATTTAAAGTGGTGACAGCAATGGAAGGTACTACTACCGACTCTGCTTTTCACATAGGTATCACAGGAACTGATGTAGACATCTTTGCTGCATCATTTGACCTAGACGGTGCATCTGTTGGTGATCATACACCAGCAATTACATCTTCGGGTGTGTGTGGAAATTTACCAGTGTTTACTGCAGCAGCAGATACACTTGATGTAGAGATTCAGGCATCTAGTGGAACCATTACTGGTGGTATTATTCGTGTGTACGCAGTTTGCGTTATCATGGATGACATCTCGCAGTCAGGTTCTGCAAATGAAGTAGACCGTGATCTACTTGCATAAATAACTTTAGGGGCTGCTTAGGTGGCCCCTTTAGCTTATCTAAAGGAAAAATAATGGCACTTACCTTTTTATCATTGACAAATGATGTTATAACAAGAATGAATGAAGTAGTGCTTACCTCTAGTAGCTTCAGTGGAGCTAGAGGTATTCAGATACAGTGTCAAAATGCAGTTAATGACGCTATCAGATATATTAATCAAAGAGAGTTTGGTTATTCTTTTAATCACTCCTCTAATAGTTCTACATTAACTGCAGGTGTAGCTAGGTACACTGTACCAACAGATACAAAGTCTTTAGACTATAGTACAGTTAGAATTAAAAAAGATACAACTCTTAGTGTAGCAGGTAGTAATCTTACTAATTTAAATTACTATGAGTATATAGATAATGACTATGCTAATGATGAGGATGATATAGCAAGTACAACTCTTAACGGTTCTCATTCTAGTTCTGTAACAACTCTTACACTTACATCTACAACAGGATTTGATTCTTCTGGTAAAGTTTATATTGGTGGAGAAGAAGTTACATACACAGGTGTTTTAGGTAATGATATTACAGGGTGTACTAGAGGAGCTAACAGCACCACTGCAGCTACACATGCTAGTGGAGTTACAGTAACACAATTTGAAGGTGGAGGAGTACCAAGACAAATTATACGTGGTCCAGATAATAATTATATTCTTTATCCTTATCCAGATAAACAATATACATTAGTGTTTGACTATTATACATTTCCATCAGACTTATCTGCACATGGAGATACTACTTCTGTACCAGATAGATTTAGACCAGTTATTGTAGATGGAGCTACAGCATATGTTTATATGTATCGTGGTGAGCAAAATCACTATCAATTAAACTTTCAAAGGTTTGAACAAGGAATTAAAAATATGCAGAGTCTACTTATTAATAAGTTTGACTATGTTAGATCGCCTGTAATAGTTAGACCAGGATCATCTATGAACTTTACCTCTGGAGTTGTTACTTAATGCCAGATAGTTCTCAGGTACAACCAGCAGCATTTAACTGTGAAGGTGGACTAGTTTTAAACAGGTCCACTTTTCTTATGCAAGCAGGAGAAGCTTTAGAGTTAGAAAACTTTGAGCCTGACATTGAAGGTGGCTATAGAAGAATAAATGGTCATCGTAAATACGTTAATCAAATAGTACCTCAAACAAGTTCCTCTTCTGAAAAAATACTTATGGTTGCTAATTTTGCGAATAAAGTATTGGCTGCTAGAGGTGAAAAAATATTTAGTTCCGCATCAACTGAATTAGCTGTTGCAATAGCTTCTTCTACAAGTATGACAGGATCAGGAACAATATCGGTAGATTCTGTTGCAGGTTTTTCTTCTAGTGGTACAATTCAAATTAATGATGAAAAATTTACTTATACAAGTGTTACATCTACAACTAATCCTCAAACATTTAATGGTGTAACAATACAAGTTTCTAGCACAGGTGCAGGTAATCATTTAGGTAATGATGTTGTTTCTCAAAATTGGACAGAAATAGATTCAAGTAGAACTAGTGCAACTAAATATAATTTTGAAAGATATAACTTTGATGGCAATGATAAAATAATATTTGTTGATGGTGTAAATGCACCTGTAATATTTAATTCTTCTTTATCTGCTACAGACATTTCTTCTTCTCAAGTAGGTTCAGGTAAAATTACATTTCTTGGAGCAGATATTGCTTCTACTACAACTATGACAGGATCAGGTACTATTACAGTAGATAGTACTACAGGTTTTATTGACCCTGATTCAGGTACTCAATCTATAGTAATTAATAGTGAAATATTTACATATACAGGACTTTCTTCTACTACTTTTACAGGTGTAACAAGGGCCACTGGTGGTACTACAGCAGCAGCACATAAAATAGCTGACTCTGTTTTTGATTTATTTCCACCTGCAGTTACAGGTGCTAAAATTGTTGTAGCTTATAAAGAACATATGTTTTATGCAGGAATGTCTAACACTCCACAAGAA